GTAAACACGGAATGAACTTCCAGAAGATAGGTTCGTTTTTTAATAGAAATCACGCTACGATCATACACGGCATAAAACGTTACAACGATCTAACAAAGTCTAAAGACGCAATGCTAAAAGTAGACACAGAAGAATACGAACAAATATTCGGTGAAATACCTGTACCGAAAGAACGTTACAATTTAGAAAAAGACGTAAGAAAAGCTACTACAATAGCTGATTTAAACATAATAAAAAGAAGGTTAAACAATAATTTATACGATTAAAAATGAAAAAACACAGATTAAACATTTATCCAGAAATGAAAGAAGAAGCTTATGTCAGCTTAAAAAATGACATAGAGATAAATGGATATGACTTTAAATTTCCGATATGGATTTATGAAGATGAAATAATAGACGGCTGGAATCGTTTTAAAGCTTGTAAAGAACTTGGTATAATACCAACCTATGAAAAGTTTATAGGAGATGAAACACAAGTAATAAATTTTATTTTAAGAACTAATAACCGAAGAGATTTAACGACTTATCAACGAACATTATTAGCCTTTCAGTTTGAACAAATGTTTAGAGAAAAAGCAAAACAAAATCAAGGAACAAGGACAGATACTACTTCTGTCAGAAATCTGACAAATGTAGATACTAAAAAAGAACTTGCTAAAATTGCTAAAGTTTCACACGATACTATTTCTAAAGTAAAAAAAATACAAGAGAAAGCACCAGAAGAAGTAAAAGCAAAACTTGCAACAGGTGAAGTAAGTATAAACGCTGCTTACAAAGAAATAAAGAAAGAAGAAAAGAAAGAACAAAGAATAGAATTAATAAATAAACAAATAGAAGAAATTGAAGCAGGAGAAATGCCAGAACTTAAAGGCTTGTTTGATGTTATTAGCGTTGACCCACCCTGGAATTATGAAGGCGAAAACAAAAACAAAACTTCTTTTGATTCCGTTGGTAGAAGAGTATCAAACCCCTATCCAGAAATGACAACGCAAGAAATAAAAGCAATTGAATTGCCTTTAATGAATGATAGTATTGTTTTTTTATGGACAACACACAAATTTTTGCCAGATGCTTTACAAATTTTAAAAGAATGGAATTTAGAATATAAGGCAACTTTAGTTTGGAATAAAGAAAAAATGGGAATGGGTGCTTGGTTTAGAATGCAATGTGAATTTTGTTTAGTTGGAATTAAAGGTAAACCATATTGGGAAAACACAAAGTACAGAGATATTTTAAATGAGCCACGCAGAGAACATAGCAGAAAGCCAGATTCATTTTTTACAATGGTTGAAGAAATAACTATGGGCAGAAGATTAGAATATTTTAGTAGAGAAAAAAGAAATGGTTGGGAAGTATTTGGTAATGACATAAATAAATTTTAATATGAGTTGGGAAGAAAAAAAAGAAGTAAAAAAGGGAGATTTAGGAGAAAAAATTGTACGTAATTATTTAGAGAATAAAGGATATATAGTATATCAACCTAAAACTAAAGGGGCGCATTATTTCGATATGCTTTGTACTAAAAACAAACAAGAAGTTATGGCATTAGACGTAAAAACTAAAGCGCGATTAAATTATTATAAAGCAACAGGCATAGATTTAAGCCATTACACAGATTATAAAAGATTAATAAACACAACTAAAATACCTTTTTATATTTATTTTGTTGATGAAATGGAGGGCAAAGTATACAAGCAACTTTTAAACAAACTGCCTGTGCCGTTTCAATTAAATAAATATATAGTTTGTTGGTATTTAAAAGATTTAATTTATTTATTTGATCTTACAGAAAAACAACAAAACGAATTAAAAGAATTTAATACAAGAACTCACGAATATAATCCTAAATAGTTATATTTGTGGAGTTGGTCGGACAATCAAAATATTTAGAGTATAGCGTTAGTAGGAGTTCCGACCCTCTGAAAGCGTTATACTTTTTTTTTAACCTATAATTTATGGCAGAAAATAAAAAATCTTTTGTTGCTTATGCAGATTGGAAAGAAACTTTCGATGCGTTAAGTGATGAGAAAGCTGGGCAGCTTATAAAACATATTTTTGCTTATGTGAATGATGAGAATCCAGAAAGTGAAGATATGTTAATCAATGCAGTATTTGCAAGTATTAAACAAACACTAAAACGAGATTTAAGAAAGTGGGAAAAGCAATATACACAACGAGTAGAAGCAGGAAAGAAGTCTGCAAAAGTTCGTAAACATAATTCAACGGTCGTTAACGGTCGTTCAGTTTCGTCTACTGATAGTGTAAGTGTAAGTGTAAGTGTAAGTGATAAAAAAGATATATATAGGCGCTTTCGCCCATTTGTCTATGTCTTTAGATGAGTTTAACAAATTACAAAAGGATTACACTAAACAACAAATTGATGGTGTATGTGATGCGATCCAAAACTTTAAGAAAAACACGAATTATAAAAGTTTATATTTGACTGCTAAAAATTGGTTAAAGAAAGAACAAACAAAAAAGGAAGTAGAAAGTACTAATGGATTTAAAGCACCCTGGCAATGAAAGGTTATAAGGTAACAGAGGCAAAAGATATTTTAAACAAGATATACAAGCACAGAGATAATTACAACAACAAAGGCAAGTATTTAGGTTGGAAAGGAATGGATGAATTTTATTCTATGCAATTAGGCAACTGCACAGATTGGACAGGATTTCCAATGAGTGGTAAAACACAAGTATTAATGGAGTGCCTACTTAATACAAGTAAGTTCTACGGATGGAAACACCTTGTTTACTTTCCAGATGTAGGTAGCAATGTAGAAATAGTTGCTGATTTAATTCATAAGCTTACCGGAAAGAGTTTCAATCCATTAGATCACAATGTGATCAAAGACAAAGAAATAACAAATAGTTTAGATTGGATTTTTGAACATTTTAAAATACTAACGAAGTATGATGTTAAAGCCAAATTAACACCTTTTGAATTTTATGATTATGCAGTAGAACTTAAACAAAAACACGGATTAGAAACTGCAAGTATTGATAGCTGGAAAGATTTAAGCCATCCATATAACGAGTATGGAGGTTACGCACAATATTTAGAAGTTGTATTGCCTTATAGAAACAAAATAGCAGAAGATAATAATTTGCACTTACATACAATTATTCATCCTAAACTAACTGAAAAAGTAAACGGAAAACGTGAAATACCAAATCCATATAGTCTTAAAGGAGGAAGTGAATGGTTTAATTCTGGCAAGTGTATGATTACCGTACATCGTGAAGATTTAAGTTACAATCAAGCAATAATAAACTTCAATAAGATTAAGCCACGTTCAGTTGGTAACATAGGTCAGTTAATATTGTGGTTTGATAAAGAAAAATTTCTATATTATGAACAAGACCATCCTGCGCCTAATGTTTATAATAAGATTTACGCACAACCAAAACACGAATAAATGGATACTTTAGAAATACTAAAAGCAAAGATAAACCTACAAACAACTATTATAAAGTTCACTAATAGTATTGAGGAGTTACAGGATAAACATCCAGAACGAAAAGATTTAATAGATAGTATGTTAGATTCACTTGAAGATGTACAACAATTTCAATCTGTGTTTATGCAGTTTGAAGACCAATATCTTTTAGAATGCAAAAGTAATTTACGTTTACAAATGGTTATAAGTGAACAAAAACACGAATTAGATAAATTAAATATTTTAGTAGAAAACTTAAAAGAGGGTATATAATGCCACGTTGTAAAAACTGCAAAGAGAAATTTGAAGCCAAGCACTTTAACCAAAAGTATTGCTTTAAAACTGACTGCATTAAAGTATGGGTTGAAACGGCAAAAGTAAAGAACTGGAAGAAAGAAAAAAAGAAACTGAAAGAAGAATTAGAAACGGTGCAAAGCTTAACTAAAAAAGCACAGATATACTTCAACGCATACATAAGAGCAAGAGATAAACAGAAACCTTGTGTAAGTTGCGAAAAGCCATTAGGAAGTAAATTTGATGCAGGACATTATTTTAGTACAAGCCACAAGAACGTAACATTTAATGAAATGAATGTACACGGACAATGTGTATTTTGTAATCAGCACCAACACGGAAACTTACTTAATTATCAAATCGGTATAGAAAAAAGAATCGGAGGCGAAGAACTAATAAAATTACACGAAGAAGCACACAAGATAAGAAAGTATACAAGAGAAGAATTAAAAGCGATCATTGAAGAATACAAACAGAAAAAGAAAAATGTCTGAAAGTGATTTGTTTGAGTATTTAAAAAAGTATTGGCACGATTTAGAAATGAGCAAAGACAAATATTCTAAACACGATTGCTTTAGTCATTCCAGAAAAACACGAATAGAATTAAAATGTAGAAAAAAACACTACAATGATTTAATGCTTGAAAGAAGTAAATACATTTACTTAATGGTAAAGCATATCTTATACGACGAAATACCCTTATATATAAACTATACGCCTAAAGGAATATATTGCTTTGATTTAAGAAAGGTTAAAACGGATTGGATCATAGATAATAGGATGCCAAAAACAACAGAGTTTAAAAACACGGAAAGAACACAAAAAGAATATTGTCTATTAAGTATATACAAAAGTCGGATAATTTAGTTATATTTGTATAAACAAAAAATAAATAATGTTATGAAAGACACAGTAATTGGAAGACTGGCAAAAATCCAGCAAGAACTAAAAGCACCAAAGAATCAGTTTAACAAGTTTGGCAACTACAAGTACAGAAGTTGCGAAGATATACTTGAAGCCGTTAAGCCATTATTAAATGGTTTGGCACTTAACTTAACTGATGAGGTTAAAGAAGCAGCAGGCTATATGTATGTAGAATCAACGGCTATGATTACAGACGGCACAAAGATGCAGGCAGTAAAAGCACAAGCAGGAATTGATCCAAATCGAAAAGGTATGGACATAGCACAAGCGTTTGGCAGTAGTTCAAGTTATGCAAGAAAGTACGCATTAAACGGATTGTTTTTAATAGACGATACGAAAGACGCAGACACAACTAACACGCATAATAAAAACGAAGTAAAGAAAGAAAAGCTATCTAAAAAACGATTTGAAGACGCATTGAAAGCGTTACAAGATGGCAAGATAAACAAAGCCAAGTTAGAAGAGTTTGATTTATCTCCTTTACAAGTTAAAGCACTTGAATTATGTTGAAGATTCGTTGTTCAGCACTTGGCAAAATAATGACCAATAGCAGAAGCAAGTCCGAAGTATTGAGTAAGACTTGCAAAACGTACTTACAGGAGCTTGCAATAGAAGAAATGTACGGAATAAAGAAAGAATTTTCAAGCCGTTACACAGATAAAGGCAACCTTGTAGAACGTGAAAGTATTGATTTAGCACAAGAGGTTTTAGACTTTGGATTTATGTATAAGAATGAAGAACATTTTACAAATGATTTTCTTACAGGTACGCCAGACGTAAACACGGACAACATACTTTTAGACGTTAAAAGCAGTTACGATGCTACAACCTTTCCATTTTTTGCAGAAGATATACCAAACAAAGACTACTTTTATCAGCTACAAGGTTATATGGCACTTTGTAACAAACGTAAATCAGTTCTTGCATATTGTTTAGTAAATACACCAAGCGAAATAGTAGAAGATGAAGTAAGGCGTGAGCATTGGAAGAATCATTTAATAGATGAATCTGAAGAGTTAAGAGCAGAAGTAGAAGCACGACACAACTTTGATCATATACCTACAGAAAAACGAATTAAGACGTTTGAAGTAAGATATGATAAAGACGTTGTAAAAGCAATCTACGATAGGATAAAAGAATGTAGAAAGTATTATGAAACTTTAATAGATGAAAACACGAAAGACTGATATTGTTACAATAAGAGTAACAGAAGAAGAGAAAAAGCTTTTAAAAGAAAAAGCAAGGCGTAAACGAAAGACGTTAAGTGCCTACATTATAAGTAAAACAATAGATTAAATGCAAAGCACAAATTTTGGAGGTTTAACAACCTTACAGGTAGAAATAGATAAAAAAGTAGAAAATAAAATAAATGTTTTAGGTTACGAATTAATTAAAATAATACGAAAAGAATTAGATGAACATAATGAATTAAAAACTAAAATGAAGACCATAGAATATAATATTACTAACATCATTAGAAAAG